ACTGCTGTTGACCACGGTATTATGCACGAAATCTATCACGCTGGTATGGCACAAAAGATACCTTGTTACTTTAGAGATTGGACTAAAGTGCCAGCAATGACCTATGAAATGATGATTTATGGTGGTATGGAAAAATTAGAGGCTGAACAACATCTAAAAGAGGTGTTGGTTTCAAATGAAAGAGGTGATAGTAAAGAATATGTAATGCACGGTTCTAAATTACAAGGCATTGTTGATTTGATTAAAAGAAATGGTGAAAAGGCCAAAAAGAATGTTAATCAATCTACAATAAAGGTATCTTGGATAAAAGAACCAGATTATTCTACTTCATTATCGGACATATGTGTAGAGAATAATGGTAAAGGTGCAAAAAGAGATTTTGGTTGGGCTTGTGGTGCAAGTGCAGGTTATGTGGCTATACATAGAGAACAACCAGATGAAATATATTTAATTGGCCACGATTTATATAGTGCTACGAATCATGTGAATAATTTGTATAAGAGTACAAAACATTATGTGGCAAAAGAAAATGGTCCTACACCAGCAGTAAACTGGATTAGACAGTGGCGTACACTTATGGACTGGTACTCTAATACTAAGTTTATTAAGGTAAACCAATATAATGATGGTAGAGATAAGACCAATCTACCAATAGACGAATGGAAAGAGAAAAAGAATTTGGAGTATATCAATCAATCCACGCTTGACAATAGGCTTGGAATTTGATATATTACTAATATGCGTAAAGTTAATTTATTTGCAAGTAAGTTAATCCTTCTGGCTGAATATTGCTTAAGAGGGCAAAAGGCGAGGGTACGGAGGGTTATGGCCGAATGGCTGAAGACACCGTATTTTGCTGTGAGTAGGGACCAATCTTCATCAGATATTGGACTCTTCCCGGAAGCTTGTGGGTGCGTTCCAACTAATCCCACGAAGGACGCAGAATGAGAGCTAAAACTCTTATAAATAATACTGAGGCCGCTAATATAGGCCACACAAATACAATTAATACAAGGAAAAAAATATGGACTTTGAATCATTAAAACAATCGTCAAGTAATTTTGACGCAATCACAAAAGCTCTGGAAACAAAACTATCTCCAGAGGACCAATCTAACAAAAACAAATACCAAGACGACAGATTTTGGAAACCTGAACTAGATAAAACTGGTAATGGTTATGCTGTTATCAGGTTCTTACCTGCTTCTAATGGCGAAGAGATGCCGTGGCAAAGAGTATGGTCACACGCATTCCAAGATAAAGGCGGTTGGTATATTGAAAACTCATTAACAACTCTTAATCAAAAGGATCCTGTTAGTGAAGAAAATACTAGATTGTGGAATACAGGTTTAGATAGTGACAAAGAAATTGCTAGAAAGAGAAAAAGAAAATTATCTTACTATGCAAACATCTTTGTTGTAAGTGACCCTAAACATCCTGAAAATGAGGGTAAAGTATTCTTGTTCAAGTTTGGTAAAAAAATCTTTGACAAGATTACAGAAGCAATGCAACCAGCATTTGAAGATGAAACACCAATCAACCCATTTGATTTTTGGAAAGGTGCAAACTTTAAACTAAAAATTAGAAAAGTTGATGGTTACTGGAACTATGATAAATCAGAATTTGAGAGTGTATCACAGATTAAAGAAAGTGATGACCAGATTAAAGCAATTTGGGAAAAACAACACGCTCTAAAACCATTTGTTGACCCTAGTAATTTTAAAACCTATGATGAACTCAAAGAGAAACTGAATAGGGTAATTACGGGTACACAAAGCACGGTAACCGTAGATGAATATGACCTCCCACCACAGACATCTACAACATCCGTGGAAATGCCGAAAGTAAGTGAGTCTTCAATGGCTAGTGACGAGGACGATACATTGTCCTACTTTAGTAAATTAGCTGACGAAGACTAATCCTTTCTCTCTTAATTACTGAAAGCATTGACCCTTAGCGAGAAATCGCTAAGGGTTTTCTTATAAATAGTGGTATGGCAACTATATTCGACCCATTAAAAGATTTACAAGGTAATCAATTAAAGTCTGCTAGATGGTACAGAAATGCAGCCTCTTTGATTACTGATAGAGCATCACAAAGTAAATTGATGCGAGAAGGTAAATTAAATGGTAGACCAAGTGCAGGCCGTATGTGTATGTTTGTATATGATGCAAAGACAAAAGCGAAACTACCATATTGGGACGCCTTTCCATTGGTTTTACCTGTAGATACTTTTAGAGGTGGTTTTGTAGGTATTAATTTTCACTATCTACCATATGGTGCCAGATTTAAATTATTAGAAAGATTGCAAACTTTTGCAAGTAATGGTAAATTTGATAGTAGTACAAAGTTACAAGTAGGTTATAGTAATCTAAAAGGTGAGAATATAATTAAACCAGCAATTAAAAAATATTTGTGGTCACAAGTTAAAACACAATTTAGAAGAATAGATGTTGACGAAATGGCAATAGCAATTTATTTACCAGTAGCAGACTTCCAAGGTTCAACACTTGGTAGAGTATTTGCAGCTGCAAGGAGAATTATATAATGGATTGGTTTTATGCAATCATAGAAAAGTATTCAAGCAAACTAAATGTTTGGTCTTGGAATAAAAGATGGTGTAATAGAGAAAAAGGCACCGGATATAAAGGGAAAAAGTAATGGCAATATTAAGAGGTGGAAAAAGAATCGGTAATTACGATATTAGAATTGGTTTACCGAGAGATAGGTCACTTGATAATGTTAACGCTGATGAAAGATTAGGTAGAAAACCAGGTGGTAATCCTGAAACTACTATTAATAGATTTATCGCACAAGTAAATCAAGGTGAAGGCCTTGCAAGACCATCAAGATATTTGGTAGTGATACAACCACCTCAAACATTG